CTGCATTTGTTTACGCAGAGGGAGAGTTATTGTCGTCATAATTTTTTGAGGATAAATTTAAAGAATTCGACTCCAAAATTGGAAGAGGTCTTTGATAAACCGGTGTCTTCAAAGAATTGTCGTTCCTGGGCAACTAACCAATTTTCGTTGTTTATTTTCTCAATTAGAGCATCTATTTGTTTGATTTGAACGTCAGTCATTTCTCTAGATTTTACATCATTTAGAATTGAGCTATACGTCTTTTTTACATTGGCTGTATTTTGGAGGGCTCTGCGATGATCATCATTGACCAGGACTCCCTGCTCGATTTTTGTTTTTGTGATCTGTTCAGCGGTTCGCTGGTTCTCTAGTTTGAGTTTTTCCACGAGATCCGTTCGCATTTCTTTGTTCAGATCCAGGTCAAACTGATTTTTATTCGCATCTATGACGTTTTTGTAGGCTTGGGTAGCTCCTAGTACAGATTGAAAGGGATCATCGAATTTTGGGGTCTCTACGAACGTAGAACCAATAGGTGCGTGTGATCTTACATTTCCTGCTTTTGAGTCTGCCAGTGTTCCATATGCCAATTTTGGATTAAGACCGGCCTCCTTGAGGCGTTGCATTTGCTGCTCGGGAGAATTGTAATCCGTAGTTCGTTGCCAGTCTTCGAGTGCGTCTTTTCTTTGTCGTTCATAGATCTGTTCTTCATAAGCTCTTTGTTCTTGTCGATCTGTTGATGTTCTAGTTCTGTTTGTCCAGTCTTGGTAGGCCTTGCCTGCCAAGCCGATGCCGGTGGCGATTAACCAGGGTGCCATTTTTTTTGGTTTTCAGTTAAAGATTATGTCAAATATTGTAAGTTGTCGGGGGGGGTGGAGAGTAGTTTTTTCCTCTCCTCCCGTTTCGAGGACGCTGCGCTCCTCGAGCTCCTGGCTTTTCCCACTGCCTTCGGCAGCGGTGCCCAGTTTTTCTGCGTCCTTTGTTATTCGTCCTTGTCGTCCTACGTCCTTCGTGTCCTTCATATTTCAGTCCTTGATTATTATAGTGCCGCGCAGGCCATATGCGCATGATGAAAGGCCTGCCAGCACCCATTTACCCTGCCCCATCTCAACAAGTTGAGACGGATCCGGCAGGATAAAGGAGATTTGTTTGTGTTTCACCCTTCGAAAATAAGGTTTTTTCGGGAGGGGTGTCAATTAGCACTAATATATCAAGTAGGTATTAGTGCCATTATTCGCCGTTTTGAGGCGTTTTTTCCCTGGTTTTAGCCAGTTTTTCGGCCTCGGCGTTTATACGTCGTTGTAACTCCTCTTCTTCGCGTTTTTGAGCGCGCTTTTTTTGTGCAGCTTTCATTTTTTCGGCAGCCTCAACGCCTTTTTCCAGGAGTTCATGTTTTTCCGAGAGATCCAGGGTATTGATGTTTACACCCTGGGAAGGAGCTTCGGGATCTTCGAAGATCGGAGATCGGTCCGCAGGTAGAGGTAATCCGTTCGCATAGCGTTGGATAAGTTCCTTGATTGACAGAGCCTGGTCAGGCTGCGTCAATGATTCCGGCCATACTTTTGCCTTAGGGTTAGGCCGTAGATGTTTGTTCATAGGGTTCCAATATTTTGGAAGATCCTGGTTCTTTTTACTTGTCATAATTTTTGTTTTCGTTTTGAGTTTCGCAGTTCGCGATAGTCGCGTTTTCTATACAGAATTGTTCCGTCGTCGATAACCTCCTCGACGGATTTGGAGGCTTGTGTGATTTGTGACTTAAGCTTCATAAGCTCTTTGTCCTGGTCAGAGAATATCTTTTCCTGGTAATACCTGGGCATGGATGCTTTTTGTCCTCCAGGTAATTGCACGTATTTCCGTTTTCCGGATGTATGCCAGTTTTTCATCTGATCAGTGAGGTATCTCTTTCCTAGTCCTTTCGACATTAAAGAAAATTCCGGTTGCCTGGTATCATATTCATCCACCGGTATGATCCTAGGCTTATTCATATAAGCTAAAGTGTAACGGACACTAGCTTCGGTAACTTTACCGAAATGCACGTGACCAATAGGTTCACGTTGTTGTGTGTCCAGGTGGAATTTTGACCAGGCTTTAATGATCAATTCTTCAGAGGAATTAAAAATAATCGCGTGATAATGTGGTCGCTCGGTTTCAGATCCGTACTCTCCGGTCAGGTAATAGCGAATCTTAGGGAGCTTCGTTTTTTCCTGGTATTTACGCAATCGCTTAAAGAATTTCTGAACGTCTGATTTGTCCAGGTTGTCCAGGAGCCAATAGTCCTGATCATTGAAATAATATTCAATTTTCGGCAATTCGTGATCTGCGTACGTCATAGTAACAAAATGAGCAGACTCCGCATCCTTCATTTCTTCGAGGATGCGGAATGTCCACCCTGATACATGACGAGCTCGGCACAGTTCACATTTACCACAAGGGACTGTTTTGGTGCCGTGTTCTTCCTGGATCATTGTAATCGGTTGAGAGCACATTAAAGCATAGGATTGCCAAATACTGGCATTTGTCTCCGAGCCTTGACCTTGTTAAGTACGTGCATATACAAATTGTCATCTCCGTCAGTTACCGCGAAGATCCTATCAAAATCATCCGCATCTACTTCAATAAAGTCCTGGGATAATGTTGGTAAAGATGAGAAGATCCTGGCAGCGTGCCATTCGTCCAAAGAGGATCTAAACTCTCCGGCTACACGTGACGGCATATACTTGTATTCCGCATAGCGAGGCGTATAACCAAACGTTTCATCTCCGGTAGGATCATACGCATATATCTCATTATTCACTATTGGCTGTTCGCCAATATGAGCAAATTGAGGCCAATAGAAGTCGTATTTATCCGTTCGGAGATAATGCTTCGGAATGCCTTGTTGATATGCCGTATTAGGCGTTACAGAAAGAATACCGATAATAAAACCATGCTCTTCGCAATAGTACTTTCCGACGTTACCGGTACCAACAGCGACACCATGCCCGGACATATTTCCCTGGGGAAGTCCGGCGGTCTCTCCGGTGGTGTTCAGTATTTCCGAAATGATAACCGGTTGTTTCGTTCCTGTAATGTATTCGGGACGCTGGAGACGCTGATCTGAAGACTTGACGTCGAAGAAGGTTTTTATTTGTTCGATGTAGCGGGATCCACCGCGTGCAAGTAGTTCTAGCCATTCTTGTAGCTTAAATGCCCTACGAAGATCGGTGATTGTAGTAGAAGTCACTTCTAGTGATCCGTCTGGATCATATGCAAATGGATCATTATCCGATCCAACGTTGATTTCTCCTGTTGCATTGTCTGAAGTTACATTACCACTTACATAACCACCAGTAGTATTTTCTAATTTAGGAACTGATCCGTCAAGATACCAGTCTGAATTTAGAGTTATATCTCCAAGGGGAATATCTACTGCATTTCCTTTTTGAGCAAAAGGCAAAGCAGAAGTAAAATAATCATGCTCAAAAGCCCTCAGGCGCATTACAGCGAGATTAGTACGAGGATTAGGGCCATTTATAAGTTGATAAGGTACTTCAGCTACCAAATTTTGATCTCGGTACCATTCGTTATATACACATTGGTACGCTGCAAAAGGCAGTGCGGAAACATTCGTTGGAACTCCGGCAGTATTAGGTGGTATTCCTAAATAGTCGGCAAAGCGTTGTTGTGCAGCAGTCCATCCCGAATTTACTTCGATTATTGGAAAGGCCGGTGGAGTATCCACATCAGTCATAAAGTCTTCCCATCCGTCCCATATGATCCGATTAGGAACGAAGAAATAATGCATAGTAACATTGAACCGATGCATAACCGGTGCTAGTAGTGGGGCAAATTTTACCATTGAATCCGCTCCGAGAGTAATGTTATCACCTGGTATACATTCCAGGTTCATAATTGGGAGTAGTTCTCCCATGCGTCCGGACATTTTCACATCATGTGTGAGGTCGAAGGTGTTATATCTCTCCTTCTTGACGCTTACTCGATTAAATAATTGTGCTTTTTTCATAGTCTGATTCCTCCTCTAGGTATAGTAACATACTTTTTAATGCGGCGTGCTCCGCGTTTACTGAATGACCGGCGCGTTCTCCTGGAGAACCGGCGGCGTGATTTACGATATCTCATGTTGAATTTTGATATGTGCGATTTGTTGTCTCATATAATAGTCGGCTTCGGTTTCTTCTTTAGCGTTTTTTATTGCCAGGTGAAATGCCTGGCATATTTCGCACTTAGGAATTTCCCGATGAAACTTCAGCTTTTTGCCTTGTTTCTGCATTTGTTTACGCAAAGGAAGAGTTATTGTCGTCATAATTTTTTGAGGATAAATTTAAAGAATTCGACTCCAAAATTGGAAGAGGTCTTTGATAAACCGGTGTCTTCAAAGAATTGTCGTTCCTGGGCTACTAACCAATTTTCGTTGTTTATTTTCTCAATTAGAGCATCTATTTGTTTGATTTGAACGTCAGTCATTTCTCTAGATTTTACATCATTTAGAATTGAGCTATACGTCTTTTTTACATTGGCTGTATTTTGGAGGGCTCTACGATGATCATCATTGACCAGGACTCCCTGCTCGATTTTTGTTTTTGTGATCTGTTCAGCGGTTCGCTGGTTCTCTAGTTTGAGTTTTTCCACGAGATCCGTTCGCATTTCTTTGTTCAGATCCAGGTCAAACTGATTTTTATTCGCATCTATGACGTTTTTGTAGGCTTGGGTAGCTCCTAGTACAGATTGAAAGGGATCATCGAATTTTGGGGTCTCTACGAACGTAGAACCAATAGGTGCGTGTGATCTTACATTTCCTGCTTTTGAGTCTGCCAGTGTTCCATATGCCAATTTTGGATTAAGACCGGCCTCCTTGAGGCGTTGCATTTGCTGCTCGGGAGAATTGTAATCCGTAGTTCGTTGCCAATCTTCGAGTGCGTCTTTTCTTTGTCGTTCATAAATCTGTTCTTCATAAGCTCTTTGTTCTTTTCGATCTGTTGATGTTCTAGTTCTGTTTGTCCAGTCTTGGTAGGCCTTGCCTGCCAAGCCGATGCCGGTGGCGATTAACCAGGGTGCCATTTTTTTTGGTTTTCAGTTAAAGATAATGTC